CTAGGATAAAGTCAGGAGAAAACAATGGCTTTTAATGTAAATCAATTTCGTACTCAGTTACAGGGTGATGGCGCACGTCCTAATCTGTTTGAAGTCGAATTAAGTTTCCCATCATACGTGACGGGAAGATCGACAGCTGCTGCGAAATCAACATTCATGGTTAAAACTGCTGCCCTTCCAGGTTCAACACTTGGAATGGTAACAGTACCTTACTTCGGTCGCGAAGTGAAGGTTGCTGGTAATCGTACTTTTGCTGATTGGTCAGTAACGATTCTAAACGACGAAGACTTCGCAATTCGTAACGCAATGGAATCATGGGTTCGTGGTATCAATGAAAATGTCACAAACCTTCGCTCAGCAACAGCAAGAACATCACAGCAATATGGTGTTGATGCTACTGTAACTCAGTATAGCAAAGCAGGTCAAAGATTAAAGAGATATCGTTTTGTTGGTATGTTCCCAACAGATATTTCTCAAATTGACTTAGATTGGGGTTCAAACGATACGATTGAAGAATATACCGTCAACTTTGCTTACCAATATTGGGAATCAGTTGATCGTGGTGTTACAACGTCTCTAAGAACACCAGTTGAATCACTATTACCATAATTATAGTGTTGCGGGGGAGGATAAACCTCCCCCTTTCTTTATGATGGAGTAATTAATGGCAATAAATCTATTCGGCTTTCAAATCGTCCGCAAGCAACCTGGTGAAGAACAACAGGTTCAAACATTGCAGCCACCTATCGCAGCACCAGTCAATGATGATGGTGCGATTACAGTAACTTCTGGTGGTTACTTCGGAACGTATCTTGATCTAGAAGCCAGTTTCAAAAACGAAAATGATTTAATTTCTCGTTATCGCGAAATGGCGATGCAACCAGAGTTAGAATCAGCCATTGATGATATTGTAAACGAAGCAATCGTTCACGATACTACTGGCAAATCTGTTACAATTATTCTAGATGATCTAGAACAACCAGATAATATTAAAGATATGATCCGCGAAGAATTCGATAATGTTCTTCGTATGTTAGATTGGTCTAATCAAGGCTCAGACATTTTCCGTAACTGGTACATTGACGGAAGATTATTTTATCAAGTTTTGATTGATGAAAAGCAACCAAAACTTGGCATTCAAGAAATTCTCTATCTTGACCCACGCAAGATTCGCAAAGTTCGCAGCGTCATTCGTAAAAAAGATCCACGTACAGGCGTGGACATTACAGCTGGTGTGCAAGAATTTTACGTTTATAATGAGCGCGCAATGGCTCAGGGTCAAACAGTTATTACATCACCAACAGACTCTGGCGTTAAGATTGCCACTGATGCAATCGTTAATGTTAACTCTGGGTTGATGGATCCAAAAAGAATGCTCGTCTTGTCTTACCTTCACAAGGCAATCAAGCCCCTCAACCAGCTCCGAATGGTTGAGGACGCTGTTGTGATTTATCGTTTGAGTCGTGCTCCAGAACGTCGTGTGTTTTATATTGACGTTGGTAATATGCCAAAAGTTAAGTCAGAACAATACTTGCGCGATATTATGACAAAGTTTAGAAACAAGGTTGTTTATGACTCAGCCACTGGCGAAGTCAAAGACGATCGCAAGTTTATGTCAATGATGGAAGACTTCTGGATTCCACGTCGCGGCGAGGGTAAGAATACAGAAATTACCACATTGCCAGCAGGTCAAAATCTTGGTGAATTGGCTGACGTTCAATACTTCGAAAAGAAATTGTATAAGTCATTGAACGTTCCAGTCTCTCGTTTGGAACAAAATCAAGGTTTCTCACTCGGTCGTACAACTGAAATTACTCGTGACGAAATTAAGTTCAGTAAGTTTATCGATAAATTGCGCTCTAAGTTTACAACGTTGTTTGATGAGTTGATGGAACGTCAATTAGCGTTGAAAGGTATTTGCTCAGTTGACGAGTGGAACGAATTAAAAGAAACGATTCATTATGACTTCCTTAAAGATAATAACTTTATGGAACTTAAAGAATCTGAACTAATGGCAGCACGCCTTGCTCTTATGCAGCAAATTGATCCATACGTTGGAGTCTATTTCTCGAAAGCATGGGTCAAGAAGCATGTTCTTCACTTTGATGAAGAAGGTATTGAGCGTATGGAAAAAGAGTTGGCAGAAGAACAAAGTGATGAACCAACAACTCCATCATTCCCTGCTACGAATACACAACCAACCACACCAGTTTCTCAAATGACTCCTGAGCAAGGTGCAGCTCAAGGTCAAGCGAATGATATCAATTCTGTGTTTAATGCACAGATTACTAAATAATAATTGGAGAAAATTATGGAAGACAATGGCTTTACAGTTGACGCAGTGACAGCAGCAATTGCTGGTGACAAAGAGGCTTTTGCACAAGCCTTTCAAAATGCAATTGCATCAAAGGTTACTGACGCTTTAGAATTAAAGAAAGTAGAAATTGCATCAAATTTACTTGATGCTGGACAACAAGAAGTGGTAGCACATGAAGTTGACGGAACTCAGACAGAAGTTGATGGAAGCGCAGGACTCGAAACCAGCGCAGAAGTCAGCGCCGAAGCCACAGCAGAAGTCTGATAGCGAAATCAGACAGAAAGTAATGGCAGCAAAAACTGCGTTGGGATTGAAGGATCTCAACGTTGCAGCTGCAGTTGCAGGTCACAATCTGTATAAAGCGCACGCACAAAAGAATCCAAGTTTGCAAGCAAATCAAATTTTAAACAAGATTTCCCCAAACGCTCGCACACACTATTTGAAACTTTCATCGTCTGTTCCTTCTGATATGCTTGACGGTACACCAATGAGTCAGTTCCGCACAACGTTGCAAAAACTGCGTCAAGTGCGCGGAATGCGCGAAGATGTTGAAACACTTGAAGTATTAGATGTTGAACAAATTTCTGAAGCACTTCAAGATGAAATTCAACCAGGACCAATGCTTGTGTTGCGTCGTAAAGGCATTCGCATTTTCCCAGATGGTCGTCGTGTTGCATTGTATACAAATGACAAATACAATTTAGTATTCACGATTCCATATACTCCTGGTGCTGTTGGTTCACCTGTAACAATTCCTGGCATTCAATCAGAAGAAACTGATCTTATGGAAACACTTGACCAAGTTGCAAAATTTGCTCAACAAGACAATGTAACTTCGCATGCAAAACATTTTAAATTTGCTGATGGTTCAAAATTAAAAGTCAGTCATGGTGCAGCAAAAGCCATTCATATGGTTCATGGCGCATTAAATGACGAAAATAAAAAGAAGTTTGCTGATATGCTCACAACTCCAAAAGGGTTTGAAAAAGCAGCACACTTTGCATTAAGTCGTGTTAAATTTACAATTGGTGACGAATAATGAGTTTAATTTCACAAGTTGTAAGAGAAATTATTGCTGAAGCCAACGTTGTGCGTATGGGTCGTAAAAAACTCGTCAAAGCACGTGTTCGTGGCGGCAAGGTTCAAAGACGTAAAGTTGTTTCTGGCGTTAAGGGTTATACAATCCGTGGCGGTAAACTTACTCGTATGTCATCTGCCGAACGTTTACGTCGCCGCATTGCTCAACGTAAAGGTAAAGTAAAACGCAGAGCAAAGTTAGCGCGTGCTTTAATTAAGCGCAAACGTTCATTAAGAAGAAGAAAATCACTAGGACTCTAAAATGAAACTAATCACAGAAACAATTGAAGCAGTGAAGATGATCGCCGAAGAAAGCAACGGCGTGAAGACACTCTTCATTCAAGGTCCATTTCTAGTTGCCGAAACAAAGAATCGCAACGGTCGTGTGTATCCAGTACAAACGCTTGCGAAAGAAGTTAATCGTTATAACGAAGAATACGTTATGAAGAATCGCGCATTCGGTGAATTGGGTCATCCAGACTCACCATCGATCAATCTAGATCGCGTATCACATCTTATCACCAATCTCAAACAAGAAGGTAACGTTTGGATTGGTAAGGCAAAAATTCTTGAAACACCAATGGGTAAAATCGCCAAAGCACTTATGGAAGGCGGCTCAATTCTTGGTGTGTCATGCCGTGGCATGGGCTCTCTTAAGAATGAGGGTGGTGTCAACGTCGTGCAAGATGACTATTATCTAGCCACAGCGGCTGATATTGTAGCGGATCCATCCGCACCAGGTGCTTTCGTTCAAGGTATTATGGAAGGTAAAGAGTGGATTTGGGATAATGGCGTTGTAAAAGAAATGGATGTCAACGCATATTACAATCAAATCAAGAACGCAAAGCAGAAGCAAATAGACGAGATCTCCTTGAAAATTTTTGAGAACTTCTTGTCAAAACTTTAAATTTTATAAATAATTTTATCTCTTCAGGAGTTAACACAAATGGCTAAGACATTATCAGAATCCGCTGCTGAAATTTTGAAAGCATCAATGAGTGCACATAAAGACGCAGCCGCAAAATTACCAGGCGAGATGGATGATCTCGGCGGTCAAACACCAGAAAAATTACCAGATGACTATGGTCATAAAGCATCTGCTGAAATGAAACCAGCAGCAAAGCCAGGTCATGAGGGCGTTCCAGCAGAGCCAATGAAGAAGCTCGCTGGTGTTGCTGGTTCAGAAGTCGTTGCTGATTCACAAGATGGAATCGATGCAATGAAGAAGTTAACAAAAGAAGAATCTGAAACTTCTGAAGAAGTCGTAGCCGAAAAGACCTCTCTACCAATGCCAATGCCAGTTAAGAAGCTCGGCGAAGCAGAAGATGAAGAGATGGAAGACGAAGAAGAAGAGGAAGAGGACGAAGAAGAAGAGAAGAAAGCCAAGAAAGAGATGAAAGAAGCCTGGAAGAAAAAGGCTCATAAGTCTATGGCTGAAGACGTCGATGCTCTCTTCAACGGCGAATCACTCTCTGAAGAATTTAAGACAAAAGCAACAACAATCTTCGAAGCAGCTGTAAATGCTCGTATCGATACTATTGTTGAAGAAATGATGACAGAAAACGATGCCATCCTTTCTGAAGCAGTTGAAACACTTCAAGAAGAAATGTCAAAACAAGTTGACGAGTATCTAAACTACGTCGTTGAGCAGTGGATGGAAGACAATAAGGTCGCCATCGAAACTGGTCTCCGCGCAGAACTCGTTGATGACTTTATCTCTGGCTTGAAGAATCTCTTTGCAGAACACTACATTGATATTCCAGAAGATAAAGTTGAAGTTGCTGAAACACTAGCAGCTCGCGTTGCAGAACTCGAAGAGTCAGTTACAACTCTTGCATCAGATGCTGATGCTAAGATTGCTGCTCTTACAGAAGAACTCAACGAAGCAAAGAAAAATGAATCAATTCGTAAGATTTGCGAAGGTTTGACCGAAACGCAAATCGCGAAAATGAAATCGCTCGCAGAGGGCGTGGAGTTCACCTCAGAAGGTGAGTTTAATGATAAGCTCGCAGTAATTCGCGAGAACTACTTCCCAGTCGGAAAAGTGAAGAGTGAAGTAAAGACACTCCAAGAAACGACGGTTTCTGAGGAGCAAGAAGTAGCAGAAGTACACGGTCTAATGAAACATTATGTAAACGCAATCGCAAAAACGGCTCCAAAAGCCTAATTAACTCATCTTTTAACGGAGTAAAATTAAAATGTATCTAAATGAAACATACGTCAAAAAGTGGGCTCCAGTCCTAGATCATGGTGATCTACCATCTATCACTGACCCATACAAGCGTGCAGTTACTGCACTTGTCCTAGAAAACCAAGAGCGTGCTCTTGTTGAAGAATCACGTTCAATGCAAAACCTTTGGGAAACATCACCAGCCAACGCAGTTGGCGGCGGCATGTCACCAGTGGTTGGTGGCGAAGGTGGTATCAAGGGCTTCGATCCAATCCTAATCGGTTTGGTTCGTCGTGCTCTTCCAAACCTAATGGCTTATGACATCTGCGGCGTTCAGCCAATGACTGGTCCAACAGGTTTGATCTTCGCAATGCGTTCAGTCTATGCTTCCGATTCAGCACGTGGCGGTGAGGCTCTATTCCAAGAAGCCAATAACGCTCACTCTGGTAACGGCACAATGACCGCATTCAGCACAACTGTAAATCCAGGTACAGCAAATACCTCACTTTACAGCCTAGCAAACACAGGTTACGGTTATCCAACAGCTGTTGGTGAAGACCTAACGATGAAGTACATGGGCTTCCAAATCGATCGCGTTGCTGTAACAGCAAATACACGCGGTCTACAAGCAGCCTACACGCTAGAACTTGCACAAGATCTCAAGGCAATCCACGGTCTCGACGCAGAAACAGAATTGACAAACATCTTGTCAACTGAAATTCTTGCTGAAATCAACCGCGAAGTTGTCCGCACGATCTATGCAACAGCTAACGTTGGTATCGTTGGTGTAACATCAAATACTTTCAATCTTTCAAGCAACACTGATACATCAGGTCGCTGGCAGGTAGAAAAGTACAAGTCACTCTTGTTCGCTGTCGAAAGAGCAGCCAATAAGATCGCCAAGGACACTCGTCGTGGTAAGGGCAACTTGCTCATCGTTTCAACCGATGTTGCATCAGCTCTTGCAATGACTGGTCTCCTAGACTACAACTCAGCATTGTCAAACAACACAAACCTAGTTGTTGACGATACAGGCAACACATTCGCTGGTACACTATTCGGTCGTATCAAGGTCTATGTTGATCCATATTCTGTCGCTGGTGCAGATTATGTTGTTGTCGGTTATAAGGGTTCAAACGCTTATGACGCTGGCTTGTTCTACTGCCCATATGTTCCTCTACAAATGGTACGTGCAATCGACCCAACGACTTACCAACCAAAAGTTGGCTTCAAGACTCGTTACGGTCTCGTTGCAAACCCATTCGCAACTGCAGCAGGCACTGGTGCTCTTTCAAACGGCACAAACGTGTACTACCGCAAGTTCGAAGTGTTGAACATCAACCAATAATAATTGGTGACAAAAAGTTTGCCAACTGTCTAAAAACAATAAGGCAATCGAACTGGGGGGAGCAGAAATGCTCCCCCTTTTTTATTTCCCTAAATAAAATAGATCTTCAAAGGGATATGCAATGACAGCACTTTCAAGAACACCGACTAATACAGACTTACTCCAAAGTACCAAATTTAGAGTGACGTTTGATCGTTTACCTGGAGCAACATATTATTGCCAAGCAGCAAATGTGCCTGGAGTTTCACTGACTGAAATTCCAAGATTCACACCATTTATTGATTTGTATGTTCCTGGCGAGAAGATGATCTATGATACGTTTAATATTACCTTCCTAGTTGACGAAGATATGCGCAACTGGACTGAGATTCATGATTGGATTCGTGGAATGACATTTCCAACCAATTTTAAAGAATATATTGATTTGCAAAGACAAGCGAAGTCACCTTACATTCGCTCACAAGACAAAATGTCGCCTCAGTATAGCAGTGCTGTGATGACTCTCTATACAAACAAAAATAATCCAAACTTTAGAATTAAGTTTGTTGATCTGTTCCCAACATCAGTCGGAACTCTTTTGTTTAATGCGCAAGACTCTGCCGAGAATATTGTGCTTGCGGATGCGACGTTCCGCTTCTCTTACTATGAATACGAAAGAATATAGTATAGAATAGATATTCTTGAGAGTCCCGATCAAACCAGACATACTCATTATACTAGTGCAAATAAAGTAAGACAACTCTTGCTATGAGTTGTTTTTTGATTGAAAATGTTGTATACTATGGTCTATGAAAATAGAAACACCTCCACTTGAAGAATTAATGCAGCAATGGGAAAAGGATTCCGAAGTCGACACTACGGAGCCTGGCAAAGAAATCCTACGCATTCCTATTCTGCATAACAAGTATAACAAGTATTTGTCATTGCATAATCTTGCAGCGCGACGTGCATCATTAGAATTTGATAAACTTAAGAAATTGAAGTGGATGTATTACAATGGCAAGTTAGATCAAGATGAACTTGATAAACTTGGTTGGGAACCATTTCGTTTCACGTTAAAGTCTGACATTGCTGTTTATCTCGATGGTGATGATGATTTAAACAAACTCAAACGCAAGAAAGCCTATCATGAGGAAGCAGCAAGTTTCTGTACCAATGTCATGAAGGAATTAAATAACCGCACTTGGCAGTTAAAAGAATACATGGGTTGGGAGAAATTTATTCAAGGTGCAAGATGAAGATATATCCAGATGTTCCAAAATATTCTCATTTAAATGCAGTATTCTTTAAGTTTGATGACGAGCAGATTTTTGAAATTAAATCTCAATCAGAAAATTTTTTGCAAGAAATGCAAAATATCAACTCGGTAGAACAAAAAAATTTAGAATTTAATCATAATCTTGTAGGTCATCTGGAAAAACAGTATAAGTTAAAACAAGAAATAATTGGTAATGTAGAAAACAAATTAAAACCTGTTTTAAATGAATATCATAAAAGATATTTGTCAAATGCATTCAATACCTCAGAAAATATCTGCATAGATAATTCTTGGATAAATTTCCAGAAAAAATATGAGTATAATCCACCTCATATGCATAGCGGTTTACTTTCATTTGTGATATGGGTAACAATTCCATACAATTATGAAGACGAATCAAATTTTGATAATTGTAAGAAAACTTCTAAAGAAGAAAAGAGTAATGGAACATTTTTGTTTTTGCATCCGCAACAAGATAACTCATTGAGTACACCATCTATTGGTAAAACGCAATTACTTACAGACAAAACCTGGGAAGGTAGAGGCGTTATGTTTCCAGCAAAACTAGTGCATATGGTTCATCCATTTTATACTAGTGACGATTATCGAATTTCAATTTCAGGAAATTATTCTGTAAAATGATAGTTGCAATTTTTGAACAAAAAAATAGAAGACTGCTTGATGGGAAAGAAGTAAAAGAATTGGATGAACCAATTACATTGACTGTCCACACCAAATGCCCAGAAAAATATATGTTAATTGATATGGAAACTGGTCAAAAATATATCGGAAGACCTACAAAGGGAAAGTCTAGCTGGAAGAAAATAGAATCAGATGATTGAACACGTTGTCATTGAAAAAGTAAATAACATCTATGTCCAAGTGACTGCTGAACCTGCTATCTTGCAAGAGATGTCAGAGTTCTTTACATTTTCAACTCCAGGCTATCAATTTTCACCTGCGTTTAAAAATAAATATTGGGACGGAAAGATTCGACTTTTGAATCTAAACACACGACAAATCTATCTTGGTCTTGTTCCATATATCAAGAAGTTTTGTAAGGACAGCAACTATACCTGCGAGTATATCGATGAAGAAAAAGAAATCTATCCTGTTGACACCAAAAATTTGGCTTCGGCTCTTTCTTTGTCAATTGAGCCCAGAGATTATCAGTTACTTGCGTCTAGCGTCGGACTTACAAAAAAGAGAACTGTACTCGTTTCACCAACCGCATCAGGAAAATCATTAATCATCTATATGATGATTCGGCACTTACTTAATACAGGTAAGAAGCGCGGATTACTAATTGTTCCTACGATTAATCTCGTCACTCAAATGCACAGTGACTTTAAGAACTACTCATCTGTCAATGGATGGGATGTAGAGAAATACTGCCAGAAGATTTATGGTGGCGAGAGCAAGATACCAGATAGTGATTTGATCATTTCTACATGGCAGTCAATCTATGATATGCCGAAGAAATACTTTTCTCAATTTGATTTTATCATCGGTGACGAAGCACATACGTTTAAAGCCAAGTCATTGACTTCTATCATGACCAAACTCATCAACTGTGATGTGCGTATTGGTACGACAGGTACACTTGATGACAGTAAAGTAAACAAGTTAGTTCTTGAAGGATTATTTGGACCAACATTCAAAGTTATTTCTACAAAGGAACTGATTGAGCGCAAGCAACTCGCCAACTTCAGCATCAAGTGTATTGTGCTGAAATATCCAGAGATAGTCTGTAAAACAGTCAAAGGATTTACATATCCTGATGAGATGAACTTTCTGACACAACATGAAGGTCGCAATCGCTTCATCACTGATCTTGCGTTGAATCTAAAAGGAAATAGTCTTGTATTGTTTACTTATGTCGAAAAACACGGTAAACTATTATATGAATGGATACTTGAAAAAGCAAATGGTCGAAAAGTATTTTTCATTCATGGTGGGGTTGAAGCAGAAGATCGCGAAGCAGTAAGACATATTACTGAACAGGAAAATGATGCGATCATTGTGGCAAGTTACGGAACGTTTTCGACTGGCGTGAACATTCGTAACCTACATAATATTATATTCTCCTCACCAACAAAGAGTAAGATTCGAGCATTACAATCTATCGGTCGTGTGTTGCGTCTAGGGGAAAACAAAGAAGCAGCAACGTTGTATGATGTCGCTGATGATCTACGTTATGGTCCTTATACAAACTTCACATTGAAGCATTATGAGGAACGAGTGAAGATCTACAGCGAAGAAAAATTTCCTTTCACAACAAATAACGTAAGGATAAATTAATGTCAGAAGATAAAGTAGAATATAAACCAAGAGGTGAATTAAAGTTTGTTCGCCTTCGTTCAATTCCCGATGATATCATTGGATATGTAACGTACAAACAAGAATATATCACAGTAGAATTGCCATTGCGAATTGAAATCGAAACTTTATTTGATGAGGGGCGTCAAATTCTCGCGATGCAAGAATATCTTCCACAATCAGTGATTGAGATCAAAGAAGTTGATTTCGATAATGATGAGGTTCTATTTGCAACACCAGTTCGTGCAGAGTTTGTTGAGCAATATGAATACGTTGCTGATTTCTTTTATAACAATCAAACAAAAATTAAATCACCTGTAAACAAACCTACTGAATCGAAAATAGAAAAAGACATTGTAGATAAGACTCAAAAAGTAGTTTCTATTCTAGAAGCCATGGCAAGCAAAAAAGATAAACCAATACATTGAAGAGTTAATATATGATTATTCATGTGATGAGACAACCATTTGGGCATATAATTCTAGAAAACACATTCAGTGAAGAAGCATATGACATCATTTGGAATGAAATATTGTTTTTACATCCAAGAATGAAAAATGGTCATGATACTGGTGCTTCTCATAATTCATTTGGAGCAACCAATAAAAATGGATTTGGAATTTTTTTAGATGATATTTTCAAATCATCACAGTATTCTGACATTTACACCATTACTCGTGAATTGGTTAGTCATTCTGTGGTTAGTGCAGCGTCTCAAGTTGATACTTACTTTAAATTATTTAAACGAGTGATAAGAGACTCTGTGCTTGTTCAGTGTTATAGAAATGGAGATTATTATCTTCCACACAAAGATGAATCGTTATTTACGATTGTAACACTACTACACAACACGCCTAAAAACTATTCTGGTGGTGAATTATACTTTCCAGAATTCAATTATGAAGTTTCTTTAAAAAACAATCATTCAATTATATTCCCATCAGTAATGTTGCATGAAGTTAAAGAAGTTGTGACTGAATCTAAAGACCCAAGAGATTTTCGATATACAATTTCTATGTTCTTAGAAGATCGTGAACCTATTAATCCACAAAATGCGGATAGACGTTAATTATGGCAAAGAATCATTATATCAATAATAAAGATTTCCTCAAGGAAATGACGAAGTATCGTACAGCAATTCGAAAGGCAAAGAGATTGGGTCAACCAAAGCCACAGATTCCGCGATACGTCGCTGAATGCTTTATGAAGATCGCTGAGAATCTTTCGCACAAACCAAATTTTCTTTCGTATACTTTTCGTGATGAGATGGTTGCTGACGCAATTGAAAACTGCGTGATGTACGTTGACAATTTTGATCCAGCAAAATCAAGCAATCCATTTGCCTATTTCACTCAAATAGTATATTATGCATTCTTACGTCGCATTCAAAAAGAAAAGAAGCAGTTATATGTCAAGTACAAGGCAACGGAGACTGCTGGTATTCTTGATGAGTTTGAATTAAATGAGAATGAAGACGGAACTTTTAGGCAGTTTGAATTGTACGAAAACATTTCAGAGTTTATTGTAAACTACGAAAACGCCCGTAAAGAAAAGAAAGCCAAGAAAGCAGGTCTGGAGAAGTTTGTAGATGAAGATAGCAATATTGGGTGATACTCACTTTGGTATGAGAGGCGATAGTATTGCCTTTCATAATCATTATCGTGAGTTCTATACTAAACACTTTTTCCCTTATTTGGTGCAAAATGGAATTACCACCATCTTTCAGTTGGGTGACTTATTTGATCGTCGGAAGTATATCTCTTTTCAGTCTCTTGCTCTTTGCCGCAAGTATTTTTTTGATAAACTGGCTGAACATAATATAGAGATGCATACGTTGCTCGGCAACCATGACATCACATTCAAGAATACTTTAGAAGTCAATTCACCAGAGTTACTGCTCAAAGACTATCCAAACGTTATTGTTTACAATGAGCCAACAGAATGGCAAGGCATTGATATCATTCCTTGGATCTGTAAAGACAATGAACTAGAAATCATGGACTTTATCAAACGCAGCACTAATCATGTTTGCTTTGGTCATTTCGAACTGCAGGGGTTTGAAATGGATCGTGGCAATATTTGTCACGAGGGTATGAATCCTGCGGCATTACAAAAATATGATTTAGTTTTATCAGGTCACTTCCATCACAAGAGCAACAGCGGCAGCATTGTATATGTTGGCACTCCTGGAGAGATGACTTGGGCTGACTATAACGATGAGCGTGGATTTCACATTTATGATACTGAGACTCGTCAATTAGAATTCATCAAAAATCCATTGAACATGTTCTACAAGATTCAATACAATGATGATGAATTGTATTACAATGACTTGGTGAATGCAGACTATTCTCATTTAGCAAGTAAGTATGTCAAGATTGTTGTTGAGAAACGCAACAATTCATTCTTGTTTGATACACTATTAGATTCTCTTGCCAAAGCAAATCCATTAGAAGTTTCTGTTGTCGAAGACTTTTCTGAGATCACCGAAAATGTTGACGTTGATATTGACCAAGCAGAAGATACAATATCAATTTTAAATAAGTATGTTGATGGCTTGACTTTACCTGTGGAATCAGATAGAATTAAGACGGTATTGCGCGATGTGTACAATGAAGCATTGTCTATGGAGACAGCGTGATTTTATTTAAAAAGGTTCGTTATAAGAATTTCCTTTCTACTGGAAATATCTTTACTGAAATTCCTCTGAACGAAAATGCCACGACATTGATCGTTGGTGAAAACGGCGCAGGTAAGTCAACATTCCTGGATGCTATCACATTCTCATTGTTCGGCAAACCATTCCGCAATATTAACAAACCTCAACTTGTCAACTCGGTCAACGAAAAAGAATGTCTCGTTGAAGTTGAGTTTGATATTGGCAAGAAGTCATATAAGGTCATTCGCGGCATCAAGCCAAACGTCTTTGAGATCTATTGTGATGGTGAACTCTTAAATCAAGACGCCAAAGCAAAAGATTATCAGGATCATCTTGAAAAGATTATTCTCAAGATGAACTATAAGTCATTCACGCAGATTGTTATCCTCGGATCGACTAACTTTACTCCATTCATGCAGTTGTCAGCAGCGGACCGCCGCACTGTCATCGAAGATCTGCTTGACATCCAGATCTTTTCTGCAATGAATGTGATTGTCAAAAGCAAACTACACACACTTAAAGACGAAGCATCGCATCTTAAAATTCAAATTGATAACACTAAAGATAAAATCGAACTACACAAGAAACATCTTGACGAACTTAAGAAGAATACAAAAGAAATCGTAGACGCAAAGAAACAAGAAGTGACTGAAAACACGGCATCACTCTCATCACTTGAAGTCGAAGCGACTGACAAAGAAACGCAAATTGAAAGTTTATTAAACGAAGTATCAGATGACGATTCAACCAGTAAAAAATTCAACAAACTAAATCAACTTGAAGCCAAGATTGAAGGGAATATTCAGAAACTCGAGAAAGACATCGAGTTTTATTCTGTAAATTCGACTTGTCCAACCTGCGATCAGGCTATCAATAACAAAGAAGAAAAAGTTCACACATGTAATAGTAAAATCACAGAACTAACTGAAGGTCTAAACAAACTAAAGGAAGAGAGTGATGCCGTTCTACGTCGAATCAATACAATTAAAGCAACGCAGCAAAACCTCAAGATTCTTGAGCAAGATCTCGTGCGCATTAACACTTCTCGTAAGCAGGTTCGAAACTATATTGCGAAACTTGAAAAAGAAATTAGTGAAATAGAAAGTAAACCAGCCATGAGCGATGAGTTCAAGGCACAATCAAAAGAATTGCTCAACGCATTACAAGCATTCAACGAAAAAAGAAAAACGGTATCTGAACAAACACAACATTATGATATTGTCGCGCAGTTGCTTAAAGATGGCGGGATTAAGTCGAAAATCATTAAGCAGTACGTTCCAGTTATCAACAAACTGGTAAATAAGTATTTGGCTGCGATGGACTTCTTTGTCAACTTCAACATTGACGAGGAGTTCAAGGAGACCATCAAGTCTCGTCACCGAGATGATTTCAGTTATGAAAACTTCTCAGAGGGCGAAAAGAAACGTATTGACCTAGCACTGTTATTTACCTGGAGGTCGGTCGCCAAACTAAAGAACAGTGTCAATACCAATCTTCTTATCTTCGACGAGGTCTTTGATGGTTCTCTTGACATCAATGGTACTGAAGAATTTATGAAGTTGATAAATATGTTTGCTGAAAATACAAACATCTTT